TGCTTCCTCTTCTTGTTCCGCTTTCTCTCTTTCCTCTTTCTTCTTGTAGGCCTCGGCTTCTCTTAAAAAGGGTTCGCCCACTCTCTTTATGAACTGCAATACACATACACCACAGCCATTGTTATATTGGTAGTGGGAGCCGTATGCTTCATCATATATATCTTCTATCTCTTTGAGGGCTACACTACCTACATTCCTTGCAAAACCACTGTGTATTGCAGTTTCAAATGTCTTTCTGTATTTTTCAAGTTTCTCTATCTGTTCTTTTGTATAAAACATATCGTATCTTTTTCTATAGAAATATCTTTATAGTTTAAAAAGGGTGTAAAGGGTATCTATGAGTTTTATTACCATATCCTTGATTAAGATGAAAATGTCTTTCTCTATTGTTGTTCCCCAGGCGAATATTAGTGCTAGGGCTATGTTGGGTAGGGTTAAGGAATGGATTACTATTAAATAGATGAGGGAGGACCACCAGGACATACATAATGAACAATCAAATGGTTTAAAGTGTGCGTCCTCTCTATATGGCCTCTTTGGGTAGAATATCTTGTATAAAGTTTTGTCTATTGTGCGGGCGAAACCACTCAAATCCAGTATTAAAACCCATATTATGCTGATTATGAATAGATTAAGTATTACCATATAGATTATCAAATATTTTTCCTTTTATTTCCTGGACCGCCTTCCTTGCTGTTGAATATGATACGCCCAGGGTTCTTCCTACGGCCCTTAAACTACCCAATTCCGCATATAGATATAGAATTATCCTGTCAGCCTCATTCAGTTGGTTTATGGCTCCGTAAAGGGCTATGAGTTCATCTGTGTCCTCCATCATATCCTCTTCCTTGTCTTCGTATTCCCGTAGGAGTTTTCGCAGTTCTTCCGGGGTGTAGTCTTCTTTTTTATTCTTCATCGTCTGTATCTTCCTTTATCTGGCCCATCGGTACCTTCTTCAAATTGGGCTTCTTATATTGGCGGTAAAAGGGGGAAGTCTTTGATAGCCATTGCCGTTTGACTATTGAGGTGATTATAAACTTCTCTTGCTTTTGCTCGGTTGCTTTTTCCAACACTTCATCAGTATAACCGGTAAGGAGAATGTAATAGACTTCCTGTACAAGGTCATCAAAATACTCACTCTCCACCCGCATATTTCTACAGATTTCCTCTACCACCTTTCTATTGGCGATAGAGGACAGTCCGGTTTCGTTACGCTCCATATTTCCAAACATATCCACCTGCAGTTTTATGTTTTCCCAAACAACACATAGAGATACACCTATTACTAATTCCGGTCTCCCGTTCAGCCTGTGCCATACTTTCGTAGTTATTGACCAAAACCCCATCTATGGAATATTGCACTATTTTCTTTGCCGCAAAATTGTTGATTTGGGAATTACTCATTTTCTTCCTTGTTTCTTCTGTTGGGTGTTTTCCTTTATGAGCTTGGCTGTTATGCTTCCTGGTTAGTGGATTTCTGTTGTTGTCAGCCAGAGTAACCCAACGAAGATTTGAAGGGTGATTATTTAAAACATCTGTGTCTTTATGGTCAATATGAGCACCTTCAAACCATTCATTTTCAATAAGTTCTGGGAATGTTAGTGCAATCCATCTGGCGGCTTGATATATTTTACCTCCAAGATTCCAATACAGCCTACCCTTTCTGTTGGGAGTGTTGCTTAATTCTTTTTCACTTATTAGGCTGTAACATTTTCCTTCTTTTGTGTCTATGCTGATTTGATAAAGCCCCTCATAGCCGGGTACATCTCTCCAAAGTTCGTCCATATTACTATAGTACAAGAAATTATGTTCTAACCCAAGAAGCCTTTCTTTATTGCGGAGCTCAAGGTCACAAAACTGTTCATATATACCTTCTTGCTCTCGTTATAGTTGCCCATTGTGTGACGCTTCTTGGAAATGGGTCTTGGTTCGCTCTTGTCCCAGGTGTTGATATTCCATAGAGCGTAGTAGTTATCTGACCATAGATATGAATAAAGAGGGGTATAGCCTTGTTTCTCCGCTTGTTTGAGCCAGTATTCCTTTCCGTCCTCTACCATCCAGTCAAAACAGTCTGTGTGGGCAGTATCGGGGCGTTCCTTGAACTCAATTGCGTATGTGGCTATCTCCCTCCCTTCCTTTGTGTAGGCGGTGATATATATGTCTATGTGGGCGGTGTCATTGTTCTCCTGCAGGTCAATCTTCAAATAGTTGCCCTTCCTCGCTGCGTCTGCCTGTAATTGTGCTGCCAGTTTCTGCTTGCCTGGCTTGTCACACTCAAAACCTGCTGCAATATAGTCCGCTGTCATTACTCATAGCGGCTTTTTCTTTTTATAGCATCGTTCAACATATCCAAATTGTACTTGAACTTCTCCCTATCAAAACAGCCAGTCCATAAAAGTTCAATTATTCCTATGGGTAGATTCCAAAGAATAACAAATACCGTCCATAGTGTCTCAATCGCATTCTTTACGACATTCCATATCTTTTTCATAGTGCTAATATTTAATCTGTTTATAATTCTATTTATAAATAGTATCGTACTACAAAAAATATAAGGGAATGACAAGAAAAAGTAAAGAAAAAAATCAGCAGGATTTACTCTGCTGATTTCTAATCTTGTTGTTTAAAAGACTGATGATACTTCCTTGATTATTGTTGATTTAAGGAGTTTGGAATATGCCGCCTGGGTTATCTGCGTTGAACTATGACCGAGACACTTGCTTACTGTTTCAAGGCGTACTCCCCGGTTTAAAAGCCTTGTCCCGTAGGTCTTTCTAAATAGGTGGGTATGCAGGTTCTTGGAAATGCCGCATATGGTCTGTATTTCCTTCAAGTAGCCGTTATACCGCTGATTGCTGATGGAGGGGAGCTTGTAATTGTACTTCTTCAATACATCAACGCCTTCCGGGAACACTACGGCTGTGTATTCAACCCCGGTCTTCTTTCGTCCCTTATATATGAAACAAGTGCCGGATTCATCAAAATGGATATCCTCTGGATTCAAGTTCTGGGTGTCAATATAGGCCATACCGCTTGATATTTGAAAGACCGCCAAATCCCGTATTTTATCCAGGCGTTCTATGCCTATTTCCTTTCGTTTTAAGGCACTTATTTCCTCTTCGGTCAGGTATTCTATATCTTGTTTTCCCTTGCCGTATTTGAGCCCCTGGAATGGGTTTATGAGCATCTTTCCGTTGTCCTTCCCAAACATCAGTACGGTCTTTATCTTGGTCATTATACCACAGACAGTACCTTCCTTGTACTTGCTCTGCAGACTGGCTAAAAGGGACTGGATTATTGCCGGGGTGATTGCCGTAAGTTCCGTATCCTTATTTACATAACTATACATAGTGTTACGGGCACTTATGTACTTCTTATAACTCATTTGGGTAATGGTCTTCCCAATCCTCTTTTCTTGTATCTGCAAATAGTCAGTCCATACATCTTCAAGGGTGTAGGGTTTAACACCACCTGTCTTGAAGTACTCTTTGAGGGAAGGGGCTGTCAATGGAATGTTGTTCCGCATCATATCCGTCTGCACCTCATTGAACTTTACTCTTACCTCATATAAATAGTCTTTGAGGTCGTTTCCCTTCTTGCTTGTAGTTAGACGCTTGAATTCTTCGGGGGCTTCCTTACGGGGCAGGTTGATGAAGACCCGCTTGCCGTTTATGATGATGGATGCCTCAATGGGGGACAGACCGTTCTTTGTAACCTTGCACTTACGGCAATAAAACTGGAGACTGCTTGTTGTTCTCATAACTTACTGGTTTTTAAAGATTTAACTCAAAATGTGTGACTGCCTAAAACCAGGTCACTTAAACGGACACAAATCAGTAAAAGAAAACCGCCCTGGAATCTACTCCAAAGCGGTTATAAGTTGTAAATAGTTGATTTCCAGGAGTATAGGGGAGTCGAACCCCTGACCTATAGATTGCGAACCTATCGCTCTAGCCAACTGAGCTAATACCCCAAGTTTCAGCTGCTTACCTGCGTTACCGCTTTTGTGACCTTTTTTTAGTCAATCGTTTCTGGTCACAAATATCGCTACAGTTTTTCGTATTTCCAAATAAAATTAGGGGAAGGTCTTGCTGAACCCTTCCCCCTTTCTTTACCAAGAGGACTTCACAGCCGTCTTGTACTATGGAAAAAAAATACTATTTATATGAACAATAACAGTTATGCTTCTTTCTTCCAGCGATTTGACCCTCTTTGCTCTTTCGTTCCATCGCTCTTAAATCCTATGATACGGAAGTGTTTGTCAAAATCGCTCTGGCTTATCCTCATTGGGGTAAATCCTGTTTGTTTCTCGCTCTTCAAGTATAGATTGTAGTAGTCCCTGGCTAACTCTGTGAGAGGAACATTGTCTGCGAGGTAGAGGACTATATCCCTTTCGTTTGCTCCGTCCTTAATCAGTCTTTCAAGTATCTTCAAACTGTCCATTACTTGCTCTCATTATTCTTTATTTCCCGTAGGACATCATCTGCGGTCTTTCCACAGAGAATACTACCAGTCATAGGCACATCCTCAACTCTTCCTTCAAATATGTCTTCAATTTGCTTTACCAATTCCTTTACATTTTCTTCTCTATCTCTGTTAGTCATTTTGTATTTCTTTATTCTTAATTATTTTTAAAAAGATAAATAAGTTCATTTAGTTTCTCCCAGCGTCCGATAGCA